GGCGCACCTAGCTTACGAGCAGGTGCGGTGTCTGCCCCAGAGCCCGCAAGGACAACTCTGGCTGAGAACAGACCGCAACCGCAGAAGCGTAGGAATCCTTAGCTCCTTCTGCTTTTATCCACGTTTTCATAGAGGAAACTCACAATGGTTGTGAATCCCATTACGCGTCCTGGTGCCGACGATCTCGGTGCGGACAAGCAAGCACTCTTTTACAAGCTGTGGGCCGGTGAGGTCCTGACGGCTTTCCACCGGGAGAACAAGCTCCTAGGTCTGACCCGCTCGAAGACGATCTCGGGTGGCAAGTCGGCTGCGTTCCCCATCACGGGTGTCGCCACGACGGCTTACCACGTTGCGGGTGAGTCGGTCTACGGAACGGATGATTCCCAGACTAACACTTACCTGTCTAACATCGCTGGTAAGGAGATCGAAATCTTCGTCGATGATCCGGTGATCTCGGGCGTGTTCGTCCCGGAGATTGACCGCCTGATGAACTACTTCGACGAGCGGTCGGTCTACACGGCGGAAGTTGGCGCGGCTCTGGCAGAGCAGATGGATAGCAATATCCTGAGCACTCTCCAAGCGTCGGCTTACAAGGACCCAGCGGATGTCAACCCCACGGGTGTCACGGACATGCCGGTGGCTGACAAGCGGACCACCATCGCCACGGAAACTGGTGATCTCATCGCTGGCCGCATCTTCACCATCGCCGAGCTTTTCGACGAATACAATATCCCGAAGATGGGTCGCACCTGCGTCCTGAAGCCCTCAGCTTACCACAAGCTGGCGAGCGTCACCGATCTGGTGAACAAGGACTTCACGAGTGGTGCTGGTGACACCACAAAGCGCGAGATCATGTCGGTCGCGGGCTTCAACATCGTCATGTCCAACGCATTCCGTTCGGATGATGCCGATCAGGTGGCGGCTCCGGGTGTCCGTAACGACCCTTGGGGGGCTGCTGGTATCGGATACAATGCGGACTTCACCAAGCAACTTGGTGTCTGCTTTGTGCCGGATGCAATGGCTACCGTCCGTCTCAAGGAGATCGGCGTCGATGCCGAGCACTCGGTCGAGCGTCGTGGTGACCTGATCCTCAGCGATTACATCGCGGGTCACAACACCCTGCGTCCCGACTGCGCTGCTCTCATTCAACTCGCCTAATCCTAGTTGATTCAGGAGTCTCTCTATGGTTGTTGAAGTTCATGCTGCTGGCCCCGGCGATGAGTCGTGGCGAAGCACCCGCTTTACCGCAAAAATCAACAACCAGGAGTCCTTTGTCTATGGTCACACTGAGAACATGGACATGCCCACCATCTGCTGGGAGCAGGGGGAATCCATTGAGCACTCTTGGATCAAGTATGGTGCAGACGAGGATGTGACTCTAGTCATCGCCAAGGTAGACGGGACGGATATCTCGTCTGCCACGGTATACCCTAAGACTGCTGGTTACACCCAGCGAATTGCGAACGGCTCCCTGTATCTGAAGATCGTCCCAAATACGAGTTTGTATGTGGAGATCAACGGGGACCGTAAGCATACCCTCTCAATTATAGGGCAGAGACCTAAGCCTACACTGCCGACTGACTATATTGATTGGCCGACTAGAGAAGTGACGGTCACGAGTGTCAACACGACCTTTAACGTCATTGAGGTTACGGGTCATGGCATTCCCAACGGGGGGTTCCAGCGTGTTGCCTTAAACAGCACGGGGGACCTGCCGTCTACCAGCCAAGGAACTCTGGAAGCCAACCATGAGCTAATCGCTGTTTATGTTGATGCTAACAACCTTGCGCTGGTGTCTGATGCTGTAGCTCTTCAATTTAGTTCCGCTGGGACCGGAACGCTAACCATGTCCTTTATGGACGACGATACGGGCGGCACCATCTACTTTGGGGCTGGGATCCACTATATTGGTCGTGGGTTCCGCGTAGGGGACAACACCCGTCTCTACTTTGATGAGGGCTCCATTGTCGTGGGGAGCTTGGATCTACGCCGATATGCCGGTCAGGCTGCCCCCAGCGGGATCACGCAGAATGTGGTGATCGAGGGACCAGGGATTCTCTCGGGTCACTACAAGCGTCGTGCGGATGTCGATCTTAGTGCTGGGCAGTTTGAGGCCCTAGTTCCCTACATTGCTATTGATGGTCGGGGGAATGATGCCAACGGGAATCGGGCATCTACGAACAACCGGATCACGGGGACTACCTTCTTCAAGCCGCCCATGTTCACCAATCAGGGTGGCATCGGAAGGTTTGATCAATACTCTTGGATCAGCCCGTGGAACTACAATGCTGACGGTCCCCAACCAGTTAACGAGGCTGACGGAGAGCTTGGTATTGTCAAGGACTGCTACATCCTTGGTGGCGATGATAGCCTCAAGATGATGCTGCGGCCTAACGGTCCCCTATACGCTACCCGCTGCACCATTATCCAGACTGGCAACTCCAGCATTCATTTTGGGGCTAACCTCTACCCAACTTGGGTTACAGATGAATACTCTGTCACCGTAGAGGACATTGACATCCTTTGGCTGTCTCTCGGGGACTCGGGCCAAGAGCAACTGGTGGGCGGTGGCGGTGTCCAGCCGTCCTTGGGGAGCCGGTCGATCATCAAGGCTCTTGCGGATACCCGCGATGGCGAGACTCCTGGGGAACCAGATGAGTCTTCTTTAGGCCAGCGTCATGTTCTGATTAAGGATATCCGCATCTGGGATCCTGACACCGAAGGTCGTCCCATTGTCTTGGGGAACCTTGTGCACCCCTACAGTGGCCAAGTGGAATCCATCAACGACCAGCACGGAGACACGGGGTTCTGGGTCTTTGACAACATCTGGATTGAGGGAACCCCAAGCCGCAAGTCGTATCTGGCTAGCCATGATGCGGACAACACAGCTAACAACATCACCATCCGCAACATGACTGTGGGTGGTGTCAGAGTGACCACAGAGAACAAGGACACCTTCTGGGACATCGAGTCTGACGTTTATAACGTGACCTTCGATACCCCCCAGGTGACGGACCCCTACGCAGGAGGCCAGTAATGTTGTCGGAACTGGAAGCAGTAAACACGATGCTGTCCACGGTGGGGCAGTCCCCGGTCTCCAGCTTGAGCGGTGCCATCAGTCCTGATGTTGAGCTTGCCAAGCACATCCTCAAGTCGGAGACGAAGAACACCTTGCTAAGAGGTTGGAACTTCAACCGGGAGGAGAAGAAGCTGGCCCCAGATGACGTGGGGAAGATTCGCATTCCAGATGACACCCTCCAGATTGACCTGAACCCCGACAACTACGAGTTGTTCCGGGACTACCAGATCACCCACCGGGGTGAATACCTCTACAACCGCAAGGGCAACACCTACGTCTTCAGCAAGTCAATCCCTGTGGTCATCACGGTGGATCTAGAGTGGCGTTATCTGCCCGAGGTGTGCCGCAAGTATATCGAAGCTCGATCCTCGCGGATCTTTAGTGAGCGCTTGGACGCTGACCAACTGCGCCAGCGGAGTGCTCAGGAGTCTGAGTATAACGCTCTGTCTGCCCTCAAGGCCCATGAACTAGAGGACTCTGACTTCACCATGCTGTCAGACTTCAACTCCCAATACATCACGCGACGGGGGCTCTAATCCATGACATCCGTGACGATCCCGATCCCCACTCTGACTGGTGGGGTTAGCTCGCAGCCCGATGCCCTGAGACTCCCTCAGCAGGCCGAGGTTTCGACCAATGCAGTCGCCACGGTGGTCGAGGGTCTCCGCAAGCGTCCTCCTTCGGAATACGCTGGGATCATCACGGGCTTCCCTTCGGGTGAGGTGGCTACCCACGTAGCTCGGGACACCAGCGGTGACTACCTGATCGCCTCGGATGGTGACACCATCAAGGTGTATGATGTCGCTGATCCAGAGGATGCCAAGATCCTACGAAACAAGAATGGCGGCATCGCGGATGTTGCTGACTTTGATTACCTAACCAGCAGTGACCCCCGGTCTGACCTGAAGTTCTTGACGCTTGGGGACTACACGGTGGTCCTCAACTCTACTCAGGTCACCGCAGAGTCTGATGAGACTGTGGATCTATGGGATGCCAGCATTGGTATCGTGCAGATCAACGCAGGAGCCTACAGCACTGTCTACCGGCTGAAGATCACGGATCCCG